GGCCACCCGCAGCGGCAAGGCTGTCGGATAGGTCGGTGCCAGAATGGTCACGTCAGCGGTTGACACCCACACGCCGGTAAACGTCCAGTCGATGCTGGCAAGTTTGCCCGTTTCGAAGTTCAGCATAAACGTCCCGGCACAGCCACGCATCAGATGCCGCTTGCCGTCGATGTACGCACCCATCGTTAGCGTCTTGACGTTGCTGCCGGGTGCCTCAGACTTCGGCGAAAAAGTGCCGGTCGAGTTGGTCCAGCCGCAAGCAGGCAGGAACGTGCTGGCCCATCCCGGAACGCCGCCCGCTCCGTCCCCGTAGACTTCGGTGCGGAAGGTACAAGTGCCACCCATCAGTTCACGGACGGCAGGCATTTGGCTGAAGCTGCCATTGCCCTGGCGTTCGGTGAACGCAATCGTCGGTTGCATGTTCAAATCGAACACGTTAAACGCCGCTTCGGAAGCGGTCAGCGATTCAGCGGTGCCGCTGGTCGTTTCGATCTTCGCGGCTAGGACGTGCTTTTTCTTCAGTAGCGGCATGGCTTATTTTCCTTTTTTGGTTCGCTCTTGTTCAATCAAGTAACGTGCCTCGGTCATGACACGCAAGGCAAACGCCTGTCGTAGCTTCTTCTTGGTTGGTTCCAGCATTTTGTTCGCCATGAACGTGCCCCAAGGCGACACGCCGAAAAGCGGCTGAATCGGCAATCGGGACTTTCCGACACGGCGGAAAACTTGGCGACCAAGTCGTGGAATGTCGGGGCCAAACGCACCGCGTGCCAAGTTTTTCTTTCCAGATTTCGGAATCTTGTAGGTAACACCCTTTTTGGTTTGCCGCGCCCCAAAGTATTTCAGCGGCAATCGTGGCGTTGATTCCAGCGTTATGGTCTGGCCGGTCTTGCCACGCTGCTTGGCATTCAGCACCTTTTTGTCCAGTTCCTTTTTCTTGATGTTGACCTTGCCGCGGATTTCGCCGCTGATGAACGTCACGCCTTGCTTGGCCACTCGCTTCGACGCACGTGCAATCGCTTTTTCCAGACCGCCACTGATTTCACTCAGCATGTTGCCAAGCCTGTTCAGTGATTCGGCGTCTAGCTTCATCGTGACCGCCATCGCTAACTCCTCACCGTGTAGGGACTGTTTTCATCGGTGCGGAAGGTCACGGTCATCGTCAATTTGAATCCGCTGGACTCTTCGGTTGTCACATCTTCGACGGTGCCAATTTCCGTCAAAATCGCCAGCGTGTCCCAGTTGTGCCAGTTGGCAGCAGGCGAACAAATGGCCTTGATGGTGTCTGCGATGAACTGGTTTCGAAGCGTGTCAATCTTGCTTGTGCTGGATTCGCTTGGCATCAGCAGGCCAGCAATGACAACCTCCAGATTCCACGCCGTCGCTGGCGGGTTGCCGGGATGCGACAGGTCGGCGTTTCGCTCGAGCGTCCCCTGCGTGACGACCAGCTGCAAGTCTTGCGGACGGAAACCGCCATAACGGGTTGGCCGCACGACTTCAGACACGGTGACCTCGTAGCCGCCGCTGGTCTTGATGTTTCCCAGCCGCGTGCGGACTTTGTCGACGATTTGTTCCGCGACTGCCGTAGCCATCAAGTCGTTCCGCTAAGTGCCAACACCACCACGCCGCTATCGTCAGACAGTTTGCGAACCACCGTAAACCGACTCACCGCCGCATCGTCCACACGCTTCAGTAGTTCCACCGTGTCAATTCCACGGTTGACCTCGTTCGACAAAATGCCACTGGTCGCGTGCCGCCTCACACGGATGACCAGTTCGATCTGCATCGGGTTTCCGGCTTGGTCGAAAATAGCGGGAGGGTTCCGTTCAATAATGGCGTCAATTGAACGGCTCCCCCCTCCCGCGAAGTAATAGGTGACCGGCTCCCCGAACTCGGCGAGTAGTTGGGGAAACGCGGTCGCCTGAAAAACTTGGTCAAACCGACTCGCCACGGTTGCTGGTCCTCAAATCACTAGGTGGTGATATTCGACAGCAGGTGACCTGCCTGCGGATACAGGACCAGCTCGTCCACGTCGTGACGCACGCGGATGATGTTGGCACGGATATTTTCGTCGCGGTAGCTTTCGACGGTTCCACCCATGCTGCTGCCGTCTTCCGACCAGTGGAAGATGCGACCAACGCACGGTTCAGCCATGTCGCTGCTGGTGGCGACGCGGCAGACCATTGCGTACTCGTCAGACCAGATTTGGCCAGGCGAAACGGCTTGGCCTTCCTTGGCACTGTTCTTCGAGGCACCAGCCACGATGACCATGTCAAGGCCGAAGACGCGGGCGAGCTGGTCCGCGGTGATGTCCGACTGCTTCGACGGGTCGCCAGCACCGCTCGACTCGATGGCGTCGATGACTTGGGCACAGCGTCGCAGGTTGCGGAAGACCTTCTGGTTCACAATCAAGGCGTTGGCCCAGAGGCCGCTGTTGTCGTAAACCTTCTTAACAGCCGCATCAACGTCGGTGATCGGCACAGCTGCGGCAATGTCGTCCCACTCGTTGGTGATGCCGGTCGTGAGGCTGGCACCGGTCCAAGTCGTGGTGTTGAACACTGCGTCAGCGACTCGCTGCTCGGCGTTTCGCAGCACGGCAGAGAAGGCCCGCATCGTCGACACCTGCTCGGCATCGAAATATTCGCGGTACATCTTCGCCTGGCGATCGTCGACAGGCTCTTCGGCACCGTGCTCTTCGCAGGCGAAGGTGCTGGTGGTGAAGGTGAAGTTGCCCCGGTTGTAGCCGCTGCCCGGTGCCCGGTTGGTGTCGCGTGCCTGCAGCAGTTGCTCCACCGGAATGATTCCGAAGACACCGGCCTGGCTGGCGACCTCGACTACCGGGAAGACCTTGGTGGCAACGTAGCCGAGACGGTCGCTTTCCAGATCGTATTCCAGAAAGCTGGCCAAGTCAGGCCGAAGTGTGGTAAGGGAAGTGGAAGGTGATGGCATGTTTCAGTTTCCTTTTGGTTGGTGTTCGTTGGTTACGGTTACGCCAAAACCGGTGCAGTTGCACCGTCGGCATCGTTGCCAAGTTCGACGGCGGTCCAGCTGTCGCCGTCCCACAGCAGCAAGCAATAGTCGCCAGCGTCGGCGAAAGTGATGGTCGTCCCGCCAGTCAAAGATGTCGGGGTCAAGGTTCCATCGCCACCGTCCACGATCAGCTGAATCTTCTTCAGTTGACCCGCAAAGGTTCCGTTAGCCAGCGTCAGGGCGTTTGCACCTGTCGTCGTAACTGCGGTGTAGTAGCTGGTGACGTTGACCGCGCCAGCACCAGAAAGTGCCTGCTGGGCAGCGTTCAGAATGCCACCCGATGCACCACCGGCGTCGACCACCATGACTTCAATCACGTCGCCGTCGGCAGCGGCGGCTTCCAGTGCGATGCCTTCGACAAAGGCACCGTCGGCGGCCACCTTGCCGCTGGCTGCGGCGTAGACGTAATTGCCAGCCGTGATGGCTTCGCTGGCGACCATCTTGTGGGTTCCAGCAGCAGTGCGAAGACGCACGCCGACCTTGTCGCCGTCGGCAAACGATTCGTCGACCAGCGTGCCGACGGCCTTGGTCGATGCACCGGCTGCGGCCAGTTTGCCAGAAGTGATGTAAACCCGCAGGTACTGGTCGATGGCTGCCCCTGCGGTCAGCGTCTTGACGTTCGTGTCCACATATTGACTCATGTTTTGCGTTCCTTTTCTGTTTTGTGTTTCGGTTAGTTGACTTCGTCGATCACGGCCTGCTGCAGGTCACGATGATCGCGTGCCATTCGCTTGGCGGCCTGCGGCTTGGACAGACCCTTGGCGACGTAGTCAGCCAGCAGTTCGTTCCACTGCTGGCGTGCGGTCTTGCGTGCAGCCACTGGCGACTTTGGCGAGGCGACGGGGGAAACGCCAGGACGTGCTTTTGCGGCTGGCATCAGCACCACTTCCTTGTCGTCTTCCTCTTCCTCTTCGACAGGCACAACGGTCATCTCTTCGGCCTTGGCCTTGAGTGCGACCATTTCCTGCTCCATCGCAGCGAGGCGAGCCTTCAACTCCTCGTTTTCCTTGACCATCTCGCTGTAGTACATTTCGGCGACTTGTTCGTCGGTCATCTCGTGCTCGAGTGCGGCGACGATAAAGTCAGACTTGGCCAACGGCCAGCGAGCCTTGATGCTCTTGGTCGTGGCCAGAATCTTGGAATTACTCATGGGGGTTGCTCCTTTATGAGTTTCCTGTTCGCCGCACAGGTCATCGCTGACGTTCAGCGACTCAACAACCCGCACCGGCAATTTCCCTTTGTATTTCGCCACGGCGGCACTTTTGCGGGCCGTCGGCAGCACACGGTCCACGTATCCCTGTGCCACGGCATCATTGGCATCGAGGAACGTCTCCGCCTGCATGACTTCTTCGATTTCGTCTGCGGTCTTTCCGCTGGCTTCCGCATAAACGGCCAGCATCTTGTCTCGCAAGTTTGCCAGCGTTTGTGCGTCCTTGGCGAGTTGTGCATAGTCGCCAGCTGATTCCATCCACGGGTTGTGAATCATCAGATAGCCGTTTTCGGTGATTTCCACCGTGTCGGCTGCCATTGCGATGAAACTGGCAATGCTGAACGCACTGGATTCGACAACGGCCCGAGTCGGGCCTTCCCATGCCTTGATGGCGTCGTGGATTCCGAATCCGTCAAACACGCTGCCGCCTTCGCTGTCGATGCGAATCACCAGCTCTTCCGACGGGTCCGCCTGTGCCAGCAGCGTCTTGAACTTTTGGCTGGTCATGTTTGGCTGGCCAATGGTGCCGTACAACTTGATTTCATTCACTGACAAGATCCTCCTCGGGCGTGTCAACTGTGCCATCGCTGGCGTCATCAATCAACCGCTTGATGTCGCTTGCAGGCAAACCAATGCCACCCAGCATGACTTCCGCCATCGTGCGGTTGATGGTGCCAGCCGCAAGGTCTTTCAAAATGTCCATGATGGCCTTGGCGTTGTTCTTAAACTCTCGCCGCTTCAATTGCTTGAACACGCCAGAACCAGCGTCTGCTTGTGCGTCCGCGTCTTCGGTCGTTTGCACAGCAGGTGCAGCTACGTTTAGGCTGGTGCCGGTCGGTGTGAATCCGTCGGTTCCAGCGGCACCCATAACCGCCTCCGCTTGTTCCTGCGACAACTGGAAGAAGAAGACCAGTTGGCTAATGCCGCTGTCGCGTGGAAGCAGTCCGTTAGCGACCTTTTCGACAATCTGGCTGGCAGCGGTAACTTGAGCACCGTTGAGTGCTGTATCGGCGACCTTCGTCTGTTCTGGTGCTCCAAGTTCGGTCGTCGTTGCTTCGGTTGCGGCTGCATCACTAGGAACAGCAGCGTTCGGATCTTGCATCGTCATTTGCAGACCGGCAGGCATCGGCAGGCTAATGAGTTCCCGCCAATGGACTGGTGCCCCGTCTTTATATCGGGTGTTGATAACTGCGGCACGCTGCTTGGCAAGCTCCACAGCGTAGCTCATGTCCTGCACAATTTCATCGGCGACTTCTTCCCAATCACGTCCGCCTTCGGCATGTAATCGCCGAGGACTGGTCAGTGCGTTCTGGATTCGCAGTGCGTCGCCTTGTGCGTCCGCCACCGGGTCGATGTATTGCCAAGTCGGTGCGTTCCACTTGTGGCCGAAAATGTCGATGCCTTCAGCCTTGGCAGCTGCGGCCAGCGCCCGGTCCTCGGCAATCCACTGGCGCACTTTGAACTCATAAACCGGCTTGTGCAGTCGGTTTAGCAGGTTGGTCTGGTTGGCCCTGAATCCCTTGCGGGCCTCGTCCACCGCGCCACGCCAGCCGCTGAAGTTCGTCTCGCTGCCGTCCATCAGCACAAGACACAACGGCAGCCCAAGGTTCACGCCGATGATTTGCAGCATCAGTTTGACGTGGTCGAAAAACTCAGCGTTCGGCACGTTCGGCGAAAAGCCTTGCAGCTCCTCGCCTTCGCCGCCGATGATTTCCATACCGGGACCGATGTTTTCGATGTAGCGGGTGCCTTGACCGGTTTGTTCTGTTTCCGGCAGACCGTAGCCATCGGTCGACGGCAGCGGACCACCACCGGCAATCGGGTTGCGTTTGCGGAAGATGGCAAAGCATGACACGACCTGCTGCTGCACCAACTTGGCAAAGTTGATGTCCTCGAACATTCCAGCCACGCTGAAGATGGGTGCCAACGCCGTCACGCCTCGCGTCTGATTCACACGCCGTGGGTTGTAGACGTGGAACAGGACGCGGTTTCCATCTTCGTCCCGCACGTCAATCGGAACCGCTGTTTCCTTCAGGTTGCCAACCACAGCCAGCACGCCGCCTTCACGCTTGTCGGCGGAATACCAGTAACGGGTCCGCCTGCCGAAGTCGTCGCGGGTCACGCCGAGGAACGTATTCTCCTGCGGTGTGATGGTCTGGATGCTGTGGGCTTCAATCAGCTGCACCTGCCCGCCTGCGGTTCCAAGCACGACCATGTCGCCGTCCAGCAGAACCGACCGCATCACGTGCCGTTCAATGTCCTGCCAAGTAAATTCGCCAGCCATGTCGCAGTCGTCTGGCGAACTGGTCCACGCCTGCCAGCGGTTCCACAGCTCGAGGTCAAGCGACGTGTCGCCCGTGCGAACGTCCAGCGTAAACCCGTCCTGCACGATGTTAGCCACAGCCCGGTCGATGGTCTGACCAACAATGGCGTCGTTGCGGTCCATGTCCCGCGCTTTTTCAATGTCGCGGTAGTAGAATTCTTCGGTGCGATAATGGAAGTCAGCACCGCCGCCACGTGGCGCAAGACCGACACGGCGGCGAATGAACCGGCTCTCCCGGCTCATGTCGTAGTCGGCCCGAATGTTATCGAACTGGCTGGCAATCGTCTTTTTTTGCCTGCGTGGCGATGCGGTCATCTAAATCCTTGATTGACACTAAGGAAACGAACGCGGGACTGGCCAGCGGCTGCCGTGTCCTTGGCAGCAACGAACGAATTGGCTCTGGCCAGCATCTGCATGACTTCCGCCTTGCTGCGGGTCAGGCTGCTGCCTTGGTTGGACGCACTGGCCGCCGCGAGGATAATCCAGCGTTTGGCCGCCGTGATGAACAGCTTGGCACGGCTAACGCTGTCGGTTTCCTCGAAGTCGGAGTATTCCAGCAGGTCATCTTCGACGGTGGTTAGGTCGTATGGCATGCCGCAATAGTAACCAACTGGCCTGCGTTCTTTCGAATAAACAGGACGCGAAAAGTTACGGATTTTCCGTATCAACTGGCAATCGACTCCAGCAGCCACTTAATGGCGTTCGATGGGTTGTTGATTCGCGTCCCATTGGCCAGTGTTGCAC